TGAAGTTATGGGTAGGTGTTAAATGATAGATTATACAATACCATATTCATTTGAAATAAAAGAACAAGAAGATGGTACATTTCAGATTACTATATGTGCTATAGGTTTTAAAACACCTGACCATGCCCAAGAATTTATGCAAGATTTAACAAACTATAAAGTAGAAGTAAATAACCCAACAATTCATTAATGAAAGATCAGGTACAATTATCAGACAAAACAAAATTAAGTATGCCGATTGCCAATCTTATTGGCCTGATAATGATTGTAGCTAGTGTTGTATTTATGTACAGCGAGATTACAGGTAGATTAACAAGTTTAGAAACTTCAAGAGAATTATTTGAATCTGATCTTTTAAAAAAATCTACACAATTACCAACAGATCAAGAACAATATATGTTATTAGAACATATAGCTGGACAAGTAGAAACTATCCAAGAAGAACTACAAGAATCAAGACATGATACAGTAAACTTAAATAGAGCAATGAAAGATATCGAAAAGATGCAAGTTGTGATAGAAGAAATGAAAGATAAAATTAGATCGAATGGAGGTCATTAATGAAAGTAGCGGTTGTATTTGCATTATTAATGTTTACACCAGCAGATTTAGAGAACCCAATGGAATTTATGATAACAGATGGGCTATCAAAATGCTTGAAATTGAAGCGAGAAGCTGAAAGAAATACTAATCCTGATAGAATAAAATGGATATGCAAAGAAGTAAAAGCAGAATTAGACATAGATTCTACAGGTAAGTTACATATAAACAAACTAATAAAGGAGTAAATAATGGATATGGAAACATTTGACGACATCTCGGTAATGGCTGGAACATTATGGGGAGAAGCACGAAATCAAGGGGATGAGGGTATGATTGCAGTAGGCAATGTTATCATGAATAGGGTTAAAGCTAAATCTTGGTATGGAGATCATATTAAAGGGGTTTGCCTAAAAGAATGGCAGTTTAGCTGTTGGAATGATAATGATCCTAATAAAGAAAAAATTTTAGCACTTGATCATTCAGATACAGCATTTTGTAAAGCTGTAACGCTTTCGTATTATTTTACTAAAAATAAAATAGATGACAATACCAATGGTGCTACACACTACCATACAAAAACAATATCTCCCAACTGGGCTGAGGGTAAAACTCCTTGTGCTGAGATTGGAGATCATTTATTTTATAACGATATAGAATAGGAGATACTATGTTAAATATGATTAGCCCAATAGTCGGAAGTTTATTTAAAACTGTCGATAAAGTTATTGATAATAAAGCTGAGGGAGAAAAAATTAAAGCTAAGATTCAAGAAAAACTTCTAGCTGGAGAACTAAAAGAACTAGAGGGTGCGGCTAAGATTATAGAAACAGAAGCTAAAGGTGGATTCTTACAAAGAAATTGGCGACCTGTTATGATGCTTACATTTGCAGGATTAATGGTAGCACACTGGTTTGGATTCACTGCTCCCAATATACCTGAGTCTGTACAAAACTCTCTTCTTAATATAATACTTGTAGGTATTGGTGGCTATACTGTAGGTAGATCAGCAGAAAAAGTAGCAACTAACTTTGGAAAGGGTAAGAAATGATAGATGAGCTAAAAAGACACCTTAAAAACCTCTTTAAAGGGGCGTGGCTTTACAACTGGCGTATTAAATGTATGTGGTGCTATAAAAATCTAAAGCCCTCTGTATGGCTTTCTTTGGTCGTTCTAGCACTAATTCTAGGTTTGTTCCTATGAAATATGTCTTGATACTGTATATGTGCAGTATGATAAGTAATCAATGCCCATCAAGTACAATATCAGGATATCAATTTAATACATACTTTGATTGTGTAAATGCAGGATATGGTGTTGCACAACAAACTTATAATAATCTAAAAGAATTAGAAGATTGGGATAAACAACATATTAATGAAAATAAAATAGTAATTAGATTTGAATGTAAAGAAGTTAATTCTATTTAACGACCTTGACCTCTATATCTTTTCTTGCTGAATTTTTTGTTTGGACTTTTTGAGTGCCTCCCTTTTCTTCTTATAAATTTCTTTTCTCTTACTAGAAGCCCAAGCCCTCTTGCTTTCGTCATATTCTTTTTTCTTTTCCTTTATGATTTGTTCATAAGGTTTTTTATATTGAGAATGATTTAATATCAAATCTATAAATAGCGGTAATGCTATCGCAACCAAAGACTCTTCATGATCTTCATGCATAATTAAAGCATCAGCACTACCCATCCATCTTTTAAGAGTTTTAAATCCAGCACCATTTTTTCGTGCTTTAACTTCTACTATCATATTAGGATTGTTTATTTTTATATCGTGGGGATGATCAGGCAAAGCACCGCTTAATACCTGTCGCTTGGCATCAATACCAGCTACTTGAAATCTTTTAACTAAATTATATTCAGTTCTATAACCTTTTTGTTTACTCTTACTACTCACAAGGGTTTTCCATTTCTTCAGGTTGTTTCAGTATTTCTTGTACATCTTGCAACTTTAGAATTGGAAACGCATCCCATGACTTTTGGATATAGAAAGCTAACTTATCTCTTATTGCATAAGGATTTTCTTTAGCTATCATATCAGCCATAATAAATGCTTCGCCTTTAATGTTTTGACTTTGCAACTTTTCTACCTCCTTTCTCGTAATCTCTATTAATAATTATGCGTCTTGCATCCCCAAACTTACCTATTTTTTTTAGGTAATCCTTTTTAATTAAGGAGTTAATAATTACGAAAGCATGGGATTTACTTTTCATCCCACACCCTCGTAATATCTCAACATAAGAGGGAGAGATTTTGTTATCTTCGATATACTTCTTGATGAATTGGTACACTTCATATTGCCTCCTAGTCATTAGAATGGTACATCCTCAGTAGGTTCTGATTTAACTAACTCAGCATCATCAAAATCCTCCAATCCCTGTGGGGAGGATTTCGCTTCTGCTTTTGAATCCAGCAATTCCATTTTACTTTCAAACCTATCCAAATGAACTTCTGCATTCTTTTGTTTTATTCCATCTTTTTCCCACACATTGTAAGTCAATCTTCCTTGCAATAAAACTTTGCTTCCGCCCTTTGTATATTTTGCTAGAACATCTGCAATTTTTTCATCCCATACGACCACTTTGTGCCATTCTGTTTTCTTTTCTCCTGCCATTTTCCTGTGTGTTGCAACACTAAGGATGGCATAGTTGCCACCCTTAGAAGTTTGTTTTATTTCAGGATCACGACCAAGATTACCTATGATTGTGATTGAGTTATACATTGGACTCCTTTCCATTTAACTCTTTAAGTTTATCTTCATATTTAGTTTTGGTATGTTGATATACTGCTGGAGCATCTGACTTTGCTTTAGTCATAGCTTTTGCATACATCTTTCCATATCCTTTTAATACTTTTGCATTTTTAGAAGCATCAATTTGTTCTTGAAACTTCTCTAATACATCAGTATCACTCGCACCAACCCTATTGTTATTAGTATTAGTTTGACTTAAATCCATTTCATCTTCTGAATAGACAAAGCCATGTAATCCTAATAGTTTTAAGATTGCACGATCTACTGCTCGTTTCTCGGCCATAGCATATGGATAAGCATTCTTTGTATTCTTTGGACTTGCTTCTCCATAAGTAATAACTGTATCGCCATTTCTTTTTGCAATACATTTAATACATACTATGCCATCTTTTGAATTGGTTTCTATTTCATTTAGGTCATAAGCTATTGAGTTCTTTGCTCCTGCGATCTCAATATATCTATGGTACATTACCCAAGTTCCATGACAATCCCATAAGCATTGCTTAGGATCAAAGCCAAGTTTTTTGAGTATTTCTTTTACTCTATTGTCTAGTGGTTTAGCCATTGTTCTACCTCCTTTGGTTTTGTTTAATGGTTAAGTAACCAGCTTTTGTTCTTGATATAAGAACATTGCCACCTGTTGCTCTACGACAATCATCAGGTACAAATCCTTTTAAGATTGATCCTAATGCTTTGTGTTCATCAGCTACAGATTTTGTATCTTCCCATCTACTAGCATGGGAAAGAAACTCGTTGTTGCCTGTTTCATTAAAGTCAATAGTTGTCATGTCATTGATTTTAATTTTACCAGCAAGTTTTGGAAGTTCACTCGTATCTAGTTTTTCAGGTTCTTTATCTTTAGTAACATAAGACCAAAAAGATTTTTCTATATCATATAGTTTCTTTTGATAGTCTTTGTCTGCATCTATCTTACAAACTTCATGTCTTTGATTTCCAAAGATTACAGATAGATATGCATACTTGTATTCACTTACCATCAAGTAATGTTGTACTTGTGGCATGTATGTACTAATACAATTATCTAAAGTATTATTTGAATTGGTATGTTTAAGTTCAACAATAGTATCTTCTTCTCTACCAACAAGATCATAAGATGCATACATAAACTCTTTCATGTTTTGCACTCTTGATTCTGTATAAATTGGATCAAGTGTTTCAATACCTGTTTCTTTTTCAAAAAACATTTTGTTTACTGTTTCGGTATGTAATCCTATCTGAACAGGTAAGTTCCAAGATAAGTCCTCAGGTTCTTCTCGCTTGGTTTTTTCAAGCCAAAGAGTATGCCAATCGCCACGCATTATTCTATTTGCATCTGATCCGCCAAGAATAGTTGAGCGATCTACAATCTCTATTGGAGCTTTTTTAACTTCATTAGTTTTCATATTTTACTCCTTATTTGTTTTATTTATATTACCATTTTGTACATATATTTCAAGATCATAAAAAGTCTTTGTTATGTTTTGCAACCAACCCTTGTGATATTCAAAGTTGGTGTCAAGTCTATCAATAAACTCTTTAGGTAATGGCAATCTTGGATATTTGAATGTCTTGATAATATCATCAGTACACTCATTTAGCATTGAAGCTGGGTACTTTAGAAGTATTCTAAAGTATTGTTCCAGCCCCAATTCATTCGGTATGTTGATTGAAAAGGTACTAGCAATAGTTTCTATACATACTGCTATATGTTTTCGGTTACAAGGTTGTAACTTTTTGGCCATTGATTGAATGATATTTATTGCTTCGGTATCAACATCAATCTTTGACAATTTTTCTAATCTTCTCATTGCTTGTCGTATTTCCCACACTCGCAACATCATAGATTCTTTTGCGTCTTTCTTGAATAGACTTGGAATCATATGGATTGTTGAATGTTTTAGCTTGTCCTCTATCGTTACTAAATTTGATTGATCTTCTAATCCAGTTTCTAAAACAAGCATCCCAGTCTGCTTTAAGGACTCCATTGCTTTTGTAGTAATCAACGAATTGTTCTTCTTCATATTTTATATCAACCTCACTTCCATAGTTTGTCATTAAGTAGTTTATAAGTTCTTCACTCGGTTGCCAATTATCAGGCGGTGTTTTGAATTGATGTAATGCTAATTCACAATCTAAAGCATTAGCCCAGTTGATGAAGTTACTTGCATTAGGTATTTTCTTTTGACTCTCCCAAGCGGTAATGAGAGAGTCAGCTACACCAATTTTTTGTGCTAGTTCTTGTGCTGATATTCTTAGATTTATTCTTCTTGTTTTAAGTTGAGTAACCAGCTGTCTGTACAACATACTCTTTCCAATCTAAGTTATCTGCATGACTTCCTCTTGTATTAAAGAAGTTACCATATGTTTGATGTTCCTCCATAAACAATCTAGCATAAAATGGTTTATAATCATTATTGATTTTATAATCTTTATCAGAAGTAACTACACTTGTTTCCCATCTGATACGATTTATAATCATTTCACTTGATAGTCTAAGATGTCCTTTGTTTATTGCTTCAAATGCAAACCGCTTAAACAATTCATAGACTTCAGGATTTTTTACATGAAAATGTTTCCATTCTGTAACTAAATCCTTTGATGATTTATCTACACTATTCATTATCATTCTCCTCTTCTTGTATTAGTTCTCCTTGATGATAACCCTCTTTGATACATTTAGCTATATGTTCTAAATCAATATCATTAGGTTTATAACTTGGATAATCATCAATTACTAAACGCCACCATGATCTACTCATGTTTACCTCCATCAATTACTTGTAGTATTTTTGGACTAGCTACAAACTCTTCAGCATTAGGTGTTTCTTTAAACTGCCTAAGCAAATCGCCAATCATATTATCTGATATATTGTATAGCTTACATACATCATAAAACTTTTCTAAACCTATACAATTCATACCTCTTTCATACTTTTGTATTTGTTGAAAAGTTACACCAAGATGATTACCGACTTTTGTTTGTGTATGCTTTTTACTTTGGCTATCTCTAACCATACGCATCCATAAACCAACATTCTTGTAAAATGTATTCATTATTTTACCTCCATTTCTTTTGTTAGTTTTAAAGGTTTTTCATGTATTGGTAATACTGAATGAGTATGATCCAATTCAACAAACCTATTTTCCAAATAAACTTTAGCTTTTTCTACAGCTTCAGCTTTATCTTTAGCATCAACTATTTCTGAAAAACCTTGTGCTTCTATTTGGAAGTTTACTAAGTATTTCATTTTACCTCCTAACTTATATTTATAATGAGTTTTGTGTTCTCATTTTTTTCTTTTGCAAAGCAAATTTGTATAGAGTCAAGA